AGGATCGGCACGCTGTACCCCGACGCCGGGTCCGTCAGGGTGATCGCGGTGACTGTCATGAGCCCAGGCCCGCGGCGACGATGGCGTAGGACAGTTTCTGCCGGACCAGCGCCTCGTCGGTGGCGTTGTAAATGTTCACGTCGCCGAACTGCACCATCGCGCCGCCGGGCCTGCGGCTGCGGCTGAGCGGTTCGACCGTGACGCGTTCAGGCCCCGCTTCCCCGGCCCCGAAGATGGTCGGCCGGTTCACGATGCCGTCGAAACCGCGGCCGTACCAGTGGAACCGCGCCTCATGCGCGGCCGCCGCCGCCGGCGTGCCATATCGGCTCGCGATGTAGTTGTAGAACGCGACGATCTGCCCCGCGGCGGTGTTGGGGTTGCCGCCCCACTGGTAGTACTCGCTGGGGCCGTTGATGAACTGGGCTATCCCGTACGCGCCGCTCGAGGGATTCCTGGCCCGGAGGTTCCAGCCCGCCTCGGCCATTTCGACGGCCTGGATGGCGCCCCACTGGTTCGCCCAGCCGCGCGTTTTGGCGATCTGGTAGGCGAGGGCCTGGATGCCGCCGGCGGTCGCGCCGGTGCCGTGGCCGAGGGCCGAGCCGATCCGGGAGGCGATCCCCGCCGCCAGCCCCAGGGGCAGGCCGCTGGCCTTGGACAGGCCGATGTGCAGCCCCTTCATGATCCACTCGCCGGCGCTGATCGCCCACCGCGGCGGCGACCCGATCCCGATCGCGTGCAGGATGCTGCCGGGCAGGCCCTTGAACCAGCCGATGACGTTATCCCAGATGTGCCGGATGCCGTTCCACATGCTGGTGACCCACCCGGCGCCCAGGTGCCACAACGTGGAGCCGAGGCCGAGCAGGGCGTGCACGATCTGCCCGGGCAATTTGGCGAACCAGGTGAGGATGCCGCGGTCGATGCGGATCACCGCGCCGATCGTGTTATTGAAGATCACGTCCCAGATGTGGGCGATGTCGTGGCGCATGCCGTCGAAGATGACCGCCGTCTCGTGGCGCGTCTCGTTGAACCAGCCGGGCACGTTCCGGGCGAACTTGCGGATGGCTTCGGCCGTTTTCACGATCACGATCGCGAAGTAGCTGACGGCCAGCCCGAGCAGTTGCAGCAGGCCCATCGTCACCTTCGCGGCGGCCACGAAGATGATCGCTGAGTCCTTCATCCCCGGGCCCAGGTTCACCAGGAACCCGGCGAGGCCCTTTGCCAGCAGCACGAACCCCTTCGTCATCAGCGGAAGGTAGGGGGTGAACTGCCGCAGCAGCTGCGTGGCCACCGGCAGGATGATCTTCGCGAACCGTTCCATGATCTTGACGAACGCGGTCACGAACGGCAGCGAGGAGCGGAACAGGGTGCCCAGCCCCGGGCCGAGCGACTTCACGAACCCGGAGACCTGCTGGAGGATGGCGGTCAGCCCGGTGAGGAACGACGACCCCGGGTGGCCGCCCGGGCCGCCGCTGAACCCGGGGCTGCGGGCGGTGATCGCCTGGTTGAATACGCCCAGCGCCCCCCGCCCCACATTTTCCAGGGCACCGAACGCGGACAGCTCCGGGCCCCTGGATGACCGCAGCGCGGCGATCTGCCCCTGGATGTTCTGCTGCTGCGCGGTGGCACGGTTCAGCGTGAACTGCGCGTTGGCACGGGCCTGCCCCGGGGACGCCTGCGCCAGGGAACGCTGCGCGGAGGCCACCGACTGATTCGCTGAGTGCAGCGATGCCTGCAGTTGCTTGAGCTGCTGCTCGGCCTTGCTGCCCAGGGCCAGCGCCCCGGCCGCCGCGCCGCCGCCGGCGGCCCCGCCCAGCGCAAACGGCACCAGCGCGGGGGTCAGCGCCGCCGCCGCCGCGATCAGCGCGCCAATGCCGAACGGCCCCGCGGCGCCCAGGCCGCCGCCGCCGGCGGCCCCGCTCGCCCAGCCGCCCGTGCCCTGCCACCGCCCGCTGAGGAACTTCCCGATGGCCCCCCCGGCGGCGCCGGCCATGCCGGAGACGCGGGAGAAGATGCCCCGGTGCTGGTTCACGTCGATGGTGACGTCGACTTCCTTGCCGTTCAGCGCGTCCAGCTGCGCGTCCAGCTTCAGGATGTCCAGCTGCGCACGGTGCAGCCCCTCCACGGTGATCTTCGGGCTCGCGACCCGTGTTGACAGGCGGTCCAGCTTCACCGCCCATTCGGCCAGATTCTTCGCCGCCGCCTTGTCGTTCAGGTCCACCGTCGGGGTGGCGACCTTCTTCGACAGGTCGCTTAGCTGCCGGTCCAGCACATCCGCGGACAGGCCGACCTTCCTGAACACGCCGGAGGCGTCATCAACCGCGCGGACCAGGTATTCCAGGGTCGCCACGTCACAGCCCCCCGGACAGTTCGCGCATGCGCCGCGCCGGCACCTGTTCCTGTTCGCGGGCGGCCTTATGCCGCCCCCATGCGATCCACCCGGTCAGCTCGGCGCTGTCCATCTCCGTCAGGAGACGGCCGACACTGCAGCCGAGCCGTTCGGCGAGGTCGTACTTGAACCGCTCCCAGTCGCTGCGGGAAAATCCCGCTCCCTGGCCGCGACGTCTTCCTCGTCCAGCCCTGACAGCCGCGCCGCCACCTCGAACACGCGCACCAGCGCCGCCGCGGACTTCTCCCCCAGCGCGGCCACGTCGTCGTCGGCGAACAGGCGCCGGCCGTCGCCGTCGACGGCGCACTTGGCGACCAGTTTCGCCCGGGTGTTCCGCAAGTCCCGGCCGGCCTGCCCGCCGGCCTGGATCAGCATCGAGGACTCGAAGTCGTCCCGTTCCCGGCCGGTCATGCCGCGCACCAGCACCGACCCGCCCCATTCGGGGACTTCCACCTCTTCGGTCCTGGTGTCCTCGGCGGCGAGGATCGCTTCTTTGCTCAGGCGCATCATCGGTCTCCTGCGTCACGTGGGGGTGGACGCCTGCCGGGCGCACGGCTACCGTGCAGGCGTAAGGGGAAGGGGATCACCATGGGAGCGCTGGCCGCGGCAGGCACCGGGCCCGGGGGAACCGCCGGGGCCTTCGTGATCACGATCGCCGGGATTGCCCTCTACTGGCTGCCGTCGCTCATCGCCTGGCGGCGGCGCGTGCCCGGTCTCGGGCAGGTCGTGATCGTGAATGTTTTCGCGTTCTTCTTCCTGGTCCCGTGGATCATCGCCCTGGTGATGGCGTTCCGGCCGCCGGTCAGCCGGACAGCTGCCGGGTCACATCCTCCAGCGCCCCGCGCAGGGCAATCCCCGCCGCCGGGCCCAGAGGTTCCACGGCCCGGCTGAAATACGGGTGCGCCTCCTGCGTCACCCATGCGTCCCGGTTCCCGTACACCGGGTGCCGCCACCGCGTGTACCCCCGCCGGGACGGCCCCGCGGCCACGCCGTCCATGTACAGGGGCAGTGTCCGGTAGTCCGGTTCCATCCGCCGGGTGTCCATCCACACGGAAACACCGGCCTCGCGGCCGGTGGTCCAGGACGCCTGCGTGGCGCACTGGGCGATCCGGGCCCGCAGGCCGGTGTGCTTGCCGTCTTCCTTCACCGGGATCGCCAGCGCCGACGCCCGTACCCGCATCGGGTACGGCCTGGCGGCGTCTTCCAGTGCCTTCTTGAAGATGCCGGTGACCTTCGCGGCGTCCATGTTCCGCAGTTCCCGGCCGATGGTGCGCAGGTTCGCGCCGCGGGAGCCGAGATCCATCTCGATCCGCGCCCTGGCCATTAGGGGATCGTCACGTTCTCCGCGGGGTTCTTCGTCACCGCGAACTGGAGCTGGATCACCGACGGGGTGGTGAGCACCGTCGGCTTGCCCTGCGCGAGCACCTTCACCGGGAACACGTCCATCTTCCGCCCGGTCACGTCGCCCTCGGGGAACTTGACGATGTACCCGACGGTGCCGCGGGGCAGCAGCGTCCGCACATCGGTGGAGGTGGCGTCGGCGTACATGTCGATCGTCGGCGTGTCCACCGTCGTCTTCCCGGAGATCTGCGGGGTGAACAGGGTGGCCAGGTCCGCGGCGTCCAGCGACGCGGTGATGATCGCCCAGGTGCCGGTGCCGCCGATTTCCGGGGTGAGGTCGGTGCCCGCGTTCAGCTCCGCCCGGGTGGGTGAGTTGTAGTTCGCGATGGCAGCGACGAAGTAGAAATGCGTGTTGCCTTCGGGGATGTACCTGCTGGAGGCACTGATCGGCGGCGCGGCCATCTGCTACTCCTCGTTTTTCGCTGTCTTGGCCGCTTTCGCGGGCGGTTCCCGTTCGGCGATCCGGGCCCGGTGCTCGGCCAGCTCGGCGTGGGTCATCCACCCGGACTGCCGGTAGTGCGTGTCGTACGCCTCGAACGGCACGACGATCTCCGCGCCGGTTTCCGGGTGGGTGATGGCGACGCTGCCCATCACGACACCGACGCCGCGAACACGTACACCGACACGGTGGCCGTCGCCGAGTAGGTGATGGCCACCGTCCCGGTCCCGTACACCGACGCGGGGATCGGGATGGGCACGAACACCGGCGCGGCGAGGGTGGATGCGGCGACGGCGATCACCCGGGAGGTGACTGTCAGGTTGCCGTCCACGTTCGGGATCGGGAGGGTCACGTTGATCGACGACGCGGACCCGTTGAATACCATCAGGTAATTCGCCGGGCCGGTCGGCGCCAGGTCCCCGGTCACGGGGGTGACCGTGGTGAGCTGCACCGACTGGTGCACCGGGGTTTGCACGGCGTACGTTGCCATCGGACTCCCTTGCTACGTGAAGGACCTGAACTGGACGGCGAACCGGACCCGGGCGAACGCGCCGGCCTCGGTGGTGTTCTGGATCAGCTCCGCGCCGGTGACGCCCGGGTAGGCGGTGCTGCCGCCGCCGAACCCGGTGGCGTCGCCGCGGACGGCGGCCTCGGCGGCGGCGAGGATCGCGAACGCGGCGTGCCGCACGGCCGGCAGGTCGTCGGTGCCCGCCCATGCTTCCGCGACGCACGCGATCGAGGACGTCTCCCCGCGGGTCGCGGACCCAAGGTCTTCGCGGGCCTGCTGGAACGTGGCCGCGCTGTCGGGGGCGGTGGAGTCGGGGTCGGTGAGGCCCACCCACAGGATGTTTTTCGCCTGCAGGGCGTTCGGCACCGGCCCGTCGTACACGGTGAACGGGGTGGCGGCGGTATTCCCGGCGGCGGTGAACAGGGTCACCAGGTAGTCGATGAGCCCCGGCACCTTAGACGGCATCAGACGTACACTTCCTGCCGCATCGGCATCCCGTTAAGCATCCCGTTCAGCAGTTCGGCGGCGCGGGACGGGATCGCGAACCCGAACCCGGCCGGCTGCACCATGTCCATGCCGCCCATCGACGGGCGCACCGCCGGGCCGTGCTGGGTGTCCCACAGGTGCTGCACGATGATCCGCGCCGCGAGATTGAACGCGGCCGGGACGCTGGTGCCCCACCCGGCGACGTAGGTGACGGTCATCGCCGGGAGCCACTGGAAGTAGGGGCCGTAGAACGGGTACCCGAGTTTGCGGCGGATCGTGCCCGCGTTCGGGTCGAGGTCCAGGCCGGCGGAGATGTCGATCGCCTGCCCCGACGCGACCGACACGATCGACGTCACCGAGACGAGGGGCCGCTGCCGCACCTGCAGCACCGTGTACGTGCCGTCCAGCTCCGCGCGCTCGCTGATCGTCCGGTTGACCAGCGGGCCGCCGGTGAA